CCTAGAGCATCAACAGTAGCTTTAGGGTCAGCACCCTGAACATTGATAGTCACATTGTTGTTGCTGTTATTTCCACCACCAAAATTACCCTTCAAATTTGAATACAATGCTCCAACGTTCAAAAGAGGATTTGTAGCTTCAAGAACAGTTCTACCAATATTGTCAAAAAGTGTTGGCTGAGACGGCATAGATTTACCATTTGCACTCGGCAACTTCTTCTCTTTACCTAACAGTTCGTCTATAGAATCGCCAGCCTCATTGATTTTAGTAACAATGTCATTTACTAAATTGAAAAACTCTTTTAGGTCATTCATCAAAGGCATAGAGTTGACATCCAACGAAAATAGGTTGACAACAAGTTTCCCTAAATTCACAATGCCGTCATACAGTCCCTTAACAGTTTCCTTGATTTGAACGAATGTTGCACCCACCTGAGTTTTAGGGTTAGAAACATCCTCAAGGAACTTACCTACCTGATCTATAGCACCGCCAGGCTTCATCATCTGATCAATAAAATTAGTTAACAGAGGCAAAATGATAACGCCTAGTTTTTCTTTCAAATTGTCCATAGCGACATTTAGTTTTGCAAAAGGGTCAGCCTGTTGAGCAGCAGTGCCTTCAACTTCTTTACGCAAATCACCAAATAAATCTTTAGACTTCTTTAGTTCAGGGAATAGCTTTATCAAAGCACCAGTTGAACCATTGAAGGCCTTACCTAACGCAGCCGAAACTGTTGCTAAAGGTTTACCCGAAACTGAACTGGCATCCAAAGCAAGTTTCAAAAGTTCTTGTGACTTAGATACCGAACCTGTCGCACGAGCGAGACGAGCCTGAGCAGGTCTAAGTTCATCGTCGACGATTCCGACTTGTTCGCTTAAGGTCTGAATAAAACGGTCATTTGCTTTAGTCTGTGCAGTAGTCGCCTTAGCATTCTTTATCAATTGATTATTTAGCAACTGTGTCGACTTCTGATCCATAGAAGCAGCCTTAGCCGCATCCATCAAATCTCCTGTAATCTGCTTTAGACCTAAGCCGATACCGACAGCACCAAGAGTTTTAGTCAGCCCAGAGAAACCCTTTTGAGCCTTCTTTAAGCCTGAATTGTCAAACTTGGATAGCAGTTTGATAATGACTGACATTAGTTCAACTTCCTGTTAACTTTGCGAGCATACTGCTCAATAATCAATTTTACTTCTGCAGAAACATCATCAATCTTGTCCTCAACATTCGGGTAAATAAAATTATTTAGATTACGCTCTTTCAGTCCCTTAATCATGTAACGGCCTTGAGAAGTAACCCTATGTCGCCTTGAACCGTTCTTGTAAGCATATTCATTAGTTACAGATTTGGCTTTACGCATTGCACCCTTACCAGCGACATCAGCAATAGCAGTCATAGGCGAGTTCACCCATACAGCAACAAGAGGTGTGACAGCTGAATATCTGGAACGGCCTGAACGAAACTTTACAGTGACAGACTTAGCAGGAACGCGTGCTCCCTTTTTTGTTTGACTTCCACCCCAAGCAAGACGACCATTAGGATTACTATTCATCCCACCATTTGGATGAGTTGCACTAGCTCCCCTGCTTACAGGAAATCTGCTCATACCAGATAGAGGTGCAGTAGCAGGAATGGCTTTTTTCAAAATAGTGACGATAGGTTTAGCAGCGTTTTTAGCATCCTTGACTAAAGCCTTACGCATACCAGGTTGAAACTCTTCTAAGTCACGAAGTAAACCCTTGACATCATAAATAACATTAGGGTCAGCCATTGTCGCTCCTCTGACTTTGCAACGCAAACAACATTGTGTTTATCATCCGATCACTTTCCAACATCAAAACTGACGGTGCAATCCCAGTCGCAACAGCAAGATTAGCAATCAGCCAATGATAAGAGTCAACACCAAGGCTGCTTATTCTTTTGGGTCAGTAACCTCAACTTTGGCGACAAGTTCAATCCAGTCATCAAAAGCCTCACCAGTTTTCTTTAGCCTCACAACCGCAAGCCATGCAAGATAAAGAAGGTGAGTAACTTTCTCAAGTTTGTCCACACCAATATTGAAATGTGTTTCCCATTTCACGATGTCGCCTGCACTAGACAACACTTCTAAAACTGTTCCGTCAGATAACTCAATGCGTAGTGTGAGTTGATTCATTGTTTAGGCAGTTCCTCTTGAGACAGTTCCTGATGTCGGGAGCGTAATACTTAGCGTGGCTAAATCGCCGAGATTTCCGCTCACAGGCGTGTAATCGGTGACAACAACTACAGCCGTATACGAAGGATTTGATGAGCTGACAGCACTTGAAGTTGGTCGAATTGCTACAGTCGCATTTGTACCAAGCAAAGGCCAAAGAGTTGCATCAACTGCTGAAGCAGCATAATCCTGATTGAACTGAAGTGTAAGTGAACCCTCTTTTAGGCCTGCAACACGAGTAACCCAAGTGCTACCAAAAGCAGTAGTAGTCACATCGTTAGCAGAAGCCTTCAACTCAACCTGAGTCAAGTAAGCGTTTAGAGCAGTAGATCCATTGATTGAAACTAGAAAGTCTGTTGCGACAAAGATAGCCATATATTTTCCTTAGCTTGCGTAAACTTGAACCGAAAACTCGGCACTGAAATAGTCTATACCGTTCACATTGACTGCACCAATGTTCGACAACTCAGGGACAAACACGTCAAACGCCTTACCGCCCAAAGTTCTGTCAACCTCGATTGCATACTTGATTGAACCTGCACCTGGAGCGACCAAAACATCGAGAGCCTTCTGTGCTGTACGCTCTGAAACTCTACCTACAACAACAGTGACTTGAAACGTATACAAACTCATGGAACGCTGATTCTGTTGATTGTATTGAACCTTTGACAGTCCTATCATCGCCATAGGAGGGTTCACTACATCAGGCAAAGTCTCTACAACACGCAAACCCCTAATAGTTTTCAGGTTAGTTGCAAGGCCTGCACGAAGTTCACTTATAGAACTCACTTATGCACCAGTTCTCAAAAGTCTAAACGGATTGATGAGCTGTGCCACATCACCATCAATGCTTGAACCTACACGCATAATCCCCATATCAGAAACACCTGCAACACCCAGTGGAGACTCTAAACGCTTGAACAGTCGAGAAGCCTGAATGATACAAGCAAACTTCACAGGCTCAGGCACGCTAGGCCAACCAAACTGACCTGTAACCTTTACCAAAGCAATCTGAGCCCAAACAGGGAATAAATAGTTGTCTGTCGCAGTTATAGCAGTTATCGGATAGTATGCACCATTCGCATACCTGTTAGCAGGCATAACCTGATAATCCCCACTCTCCCAAGTCGTATCAAAGATAAGCGGATCAGTGCTAGAAGTTTCAAGAGTCGCAATACTTTGAGCATCATCAATCCAACAAACAAAACCGTCATTAGCTTGAAAATAGCGAACCTCACCAGCCGAAGAACTATAAAAGTAGCGGTTACAGTATTGGTCAATCATGCGAGATGCAGCGTTGATGCTGTTCTCGATTAGAGCGTCATCGATTGTGTCACTAATTCGTAAACTAGCCTTAACATCCGCTAAAGAACAGTATGCGTTTTGAACAGCCAAAATAAACTCCTAAATTCAATCTCTAGTTTACTTTAGTTATCTGAACAAGAATATCGTCAGATCTACCCTTGACCGCAGTCAAATCATAGACTCGCACCGCAAACCCTGTAAAAGCAAACATTTGCTCTGCCAAAGAGTCTGCAACCTCAATGATTAAAACATCCTCAATAAAATACTTGCCACCAATAATCAAATAATCCCATAAGTTATAGAAAGTCGTAATCTGTGCTTCAAGCGTATGCGAACCATCATCAACAATATAGTCAAACATCCCAGAAACTTTATCCTGAACCTCAGCCTGCTTAGTGGCATCACACAACAACACCTCAAAACCATCAACACTAAAAGTTAGCCTAGACAAATCAATATCCAAACCAACGATACGACTATTAGGCAAATAGTCTGCCCACATCTTCAACGAATGCCCAGCCCAAACACCAACCTCTAGTAAAGACTTACCCTCAGCTGCAGGAATCTCTCTCGAATAAACATCTAAGTAACTGTGAGCAGTACCCTTATCTCCACCACCTTCAGACATCTGATAAGGCTCATACGCTTCACGCAAAGATTTCAAATCAGTCGCTCAGTCCAAGTCTTAGGTGTCAAATCTGAAACA